TCTAGGTCTAGAAGGATACATGTGTGCAGACATATCTGATACACGAGATAAGTCTGAAAGAGAAGGTCAACAAGATCTTGTCTACAATCACATTATCCTTCTAGCCAAGAATCAAATTGGTCTAGAAAACCTAAACAAGATTAGTGAACTATCTTGGACAGATGGGTTTTTCAAGAAGCCAAGATTTGATTTTGCTATTTTGGAAAAGTATAAAGAGGGAATTATTGTTTCTTCTGCTTGCCCAAGTAGCGTACTCGTAAAAGCATTAGAAGAAGAAGAGTTTGCTCTTGCTAAGAAGTATATCTCCTGGTTTAAAGAAAGATTTGGAGATGACTACTATATTGAAGTTATGCCACATAATGAAGCACACATTAATAAGTATTTAATTGAACTTGCTGACGAATTTAATATCAAGGTTATTGTTACACCAGACTGTCACCATGTTGATCCATCCCAAAAAGAGGTTCAGGAATTTAAGTTAATTCTTAATACACATGGTAAGGTAAACAAAGAAGCAACATACGAAAAGGCCAAGAAGAAGGCTGACATGATGGAACGCCTTGACTATCTTTATGGCGAAGACCGTCAGATAACATTTAATAAGTTTGACATTCACTTGCTCTCTTATGAAGAGATTAAAGCAGCCATGGAATCGCAGGGTATTGATAGACCAGATATCTACTCAAACACACTCCTATTAGCAGAAACAGTAGGAGACTACGGCATTCAAGATGGATTAAACCTTCTTCCAGTACAGTATAAGAGTCCTGATAAGGAACTTGCTAAGATATCTTTAGAAGGTCTAGAACTAAAAGGTTTATCTGATAATCAGGAATATATTGATAGACTTAACGAAGAACTTCAAATCATTAAAGACAAGAAGTTTGCACCATACTTCCTTGTAGTACAAAGCATGATTGCTTGGGCTAAGAAGGAGGGCATCATGGTAGGTCCTGGCAGAGGATCTGCTGCTGGATCTTTAGTTTGTTATGCTTTAGGAATTACAGATGTTGATCCAATTAAGTATGGTCTATTGTTCTTCCGTTTTATTAATCCAGAACGTAATGACTTCCCTGATATTGATACTGACATTCAAGATACTCGTCGTGATGAAGTTAAGGACTATTTAGTTAGACAGTATAGACACGTTGCATCTATTGCTACTTTCTTGGAGTTCAAAGATAAAGGTGTTGTACGAGATGTTGCTCGTGTCTTAGATATTCCATTAACAGATGTTAATAAGGTTTTAAAACTAGTTGATACTTGGGATGAATACTGCAGTTCAAAAACTACTGCATGGTTTAGAGAAAAGTATCCAGAGGTGGAGGTATATGGTGAACAACTTCGTGGTCGTATTCGTGGTACTGGTATACACGCTGCTGGTGTGGTCACTAGCAAAGATCCGATTTTTAGGTATGCGCCGATGGAGACAAGATCTGCTCCTGGGTCTGATGAACGTATACCTGTGGTTGGTGTCGACATGGAAGAGGCTGAACGCATCGGCCTTATAAAAATTGATGCACTTGGTCTTAAAACATTAAGTGTTATTCAGGATGCTGTTGCTATGATTAAAGAGAATCACTATAAGGATATTGATCTACACTCTTTAGACTTGGCTGATGCAAAAGTATATGAAATGCTTTCTGACGGGTACACAAAGGGTGTATTTCAGTGTGAAGCAACACCATATACAAACCTATTAGTAAAAATGGGTGTAAAAAACTTTGATGAACTTGCAGCATCTAATGCTCTTGTTCGTCCAGGTGCAATGAATACTATTGGTAAAGATTATATTGCTCGCAAACACGGCAAGCAAAATGTATCATATATTCATCAAATTATGAAAGAGTTTACAGGAGACACTTATGGTTGCGTTTTATACCAAGAACAAGTTATGCAAGCATGCGTACACCTTGGCGGTATGTCCATGTCGGAAGCAGATAAAGTTAGAAAGATCATTGGAAAGAAAAAGGATGCTAAAGAGTTTGATATCTTTAAAGACCGTTTCGTTTCTGGTGCTTCTGCCTATATTACTCCCAATCAGGCTCTTGATCTATGGCACGACTTTGAAGCGCATGCGGGATACTCGTTCAACAAGTCTCATGCGGTTGCTTACTCTACGCTCTCGTATTGGACGGCGTGGTTAAAGTATTACTATCCTCTTGAGTTCATGTTTGCCCTTCTTAAGAATGAAAAAGATAAAGATGGTCGTACAGAATATCTAATTGAGGCAAAGCGTATGGGTATTCCTATTAAGTTGCCACATATTAATGACTCTGACTTTGACTTTAAAATTGAGGGTAAGGGTATTCGGTTTGGATTAACTGGTATTAAGTTTATTTCAACTAACATTGCTGAAAAGTATATTGCTGCTAGACCATTTAAGTCATATAAAGAACTTGAAGAGTTTACATTTACCAAAGGCAATGGAGTAAACAGTCGTGCACTAAATGCTTTGCGTGTTATTGGCGCAGCAACATTTCCAGATCAACCACGCAATGATGCTGAGATTAAAGAAAACTTATACGAATACTTAAACTTACCAGAGTTTAACATTACAATTCCTTCACATTATTATGCATTTATTCAAGATGTAGATTCATTTGAAGAAAAGGGTTCTTTTATTCTTATGGGAATGGTTAAAGCAATTAAAAGAGGAACAGGGTGGTCACGAATTGAAATTTTGGACAAGACTGGCAGTGTTGGTATATTTGATGAAGAGTCTACGACTATTGAGACTGGCCGTACTTATCTTGTTCTTGCAAATGATAATAGGATTGTATCTGCAATACCTGTTGACGAGATAAAAGGATCTTCTAACGCTCTTGTAAAGTTTTTAAGTTATAAGCAATTGCCATATAAGGATGAAGAACTATTTGTTGTTTCATTTAGACCAAGAATGACAAAGGCTGGAAAGAAAATGGCATCACTTACTTTAGCAGATACGAGTAGAGAGTTACACTCTGTTACAGTATTTCCTACAGCATTTCCTAAAGCATACATGCATATTGAAGAAGGTAAGGCTTATAAGTTTAGTTTTGGTAAGACAAAGGATGGAACAGTTACGCTGGAGGATATAAGTGTTTGATGATTTAGCAATCAAGTTGCATGAAGTAGCAGTAGAAAAAGGGTTTTGGGATCAAGAGGTTGATGATATATTTGTATCTAAACAACTAATGATGATTGTTTCTGAGGTAGTAGAGGTCCTAGAGGCAGTAAGAAAAGACAAGGGAGAGGAAGAAATTGCCAAAGAGTTTGCAGATATTATTATTCGTACCCTTGATCTTTATGCAGGAATGGTTGAAGCAGGGTATACTAAGATATCACTTGATTATGCGTTTGATGAAAAAACAAAGTTTAACAAGACTAGACCAGAGAAGCATGGGGTAAGATTTTAATGACAGTTACAGTAGATGATGTATTAGCACAGTTAGATCCTAAACTAAGAAAGCGTTTAGGCAATGGGGTTGGGGTTAACTTTGAATATCAGCCAACACCAAGTTTTGGATTAAACCGTGCACTTGGCGGTGGGCTACCTTATGGTAGACAGGTCCTTATCTGGGGATCAAAGTCTTCTGCAAAGTCCTCTATGTGCCTTCAGATGATTGCTATGGCACAAAAAGAAGGCAAGGTCTGTGCATGGATTGACTCAGAAATGTCATACTCAGAAGACTGGGCAGTAAAACTTGGGGTAGACCCAACAAAGTTAATATACTCACAGGCAAGAACAATTAGTGACATGGTAGATGTTGGTGTTGGACTTATCAATGCTGGAGTAGATTTAATTGTTATAGACTCAATTACCTCAATGCTTCCTGCAATTTACTTTGAAAAAGATACAGACGATATGAAGGCTTTAGAAAATACAAAACAGATTGGAGCAGAGTCTCGTGACTTTAGCAATGCGTGGAAGATGCTTAATTATGCTAACAATAAAGTTAAGCCAACTCTTCTTGTTCTTATCTCTCAATCTCGTAATAATATTAATGCTATGTATACTAGCCAGCAGCCTTCAGGTGGTCAGGCTACTAAGTTTTATTCGTCGTGCGTTATCAAACTGTTTAGTTCAGAGTCAGATAATCAAGCGCTTAAAGGAAAGATTAAAGTAGGAGATAAACTAATTGAAGAAAAGATTGGAAGAAAGATTCGCTGGGAACTACAATTCTCTAAAACCTCTCCAGGGTTCCAGTCTGGTGAGTATGATTTTTATTTTAGAGGTGACGATATTGGTATTGATGCCATTGGCGATTTGGTTGATACAGCAGAGTCAGTAGGATTAGTTAATCGTACTGGTGCTTGGTATCAGTTAGATGATGGTACAAAGGTTCAAGGTAGAGATGGTTTTATTAATCGTGTAAGAGAAGACCTTGACTTACAGCAAAGTCTAAGAGATAAACTGGCCAATGGCTGAAAAAGATTTTAGTATCTATACTGGAAAGTTTCCATGTAAGAAGTGTAACGAAGAGGTTTCTTCTTTAAGACTTTGGTCTACATCTGGAGATGCTACTTGGATGTGCTCATCAAAGCATATGTCTAAGGTTTCTTTAATTCCACAAAAGAAAAAGAAAAAGGACTTTGAGGATGAGTGAAAGGTCAGAGTCTAAAAGACTAGGGGCAAAGCAGCATAAGAACTCTGGTAGAAATAACACCAAGGGAGATGCCTCATGGAACAACTTTGTATTAGATTTTAAAGAATGTTCTAAGTCCTTTACATTAAATCAAGATGTATGGGCTAAAGTCACAACAGATGCACTAAAGAAAAGTATGGATCCCGCACTTGTTATCGTTCTTGGAGAGGGTACACAGAAGGTAAGGCTTGCTATAATTGAGTTAGATATGTTAGAACAGTTAGTAGAGGAGAACAATAATGACAAATGAAGGTCCACAGAAAACAACACTAGAGCAAGTTAATGGTTTGGCAGAGATTGCTGAATACATGGACGATGAAGAGTTAACCACTGCTCTTACTATGATTGCTAAAATAATCATTAAGCCAGATATCCCCATTCAAGTAGCAAGCCTTGAGATCGTTAGACTTCAGGCTATCGCAGCAAAGATGGCTTTAAAGGCTACATGGATGGCAAACGTTGATAAAAGTGACAGGGCAAAGAAGAATATTTACTATACCGCAGCGGAATCAATCAATGATTTAGTATCAGCACTTAAATACATTATGCGCTAACCTGCTATACTTATATAAAACAAGGGATGATAATGACTAAAAATTTACTACAGCAAATAATGATTAAAGAACCAACTCCAGTTGAAATTGTAGATACCAAGGCAATGATTGAGAAGATTCAGTCAGGATATACCATTAACCGTGTGGCAAAGCATACACAAAAGAAGACATTTGCTCCATCTACAATTGCTTATAGCCATGGTGAGTGTCCAAGATATTGGTACCTAGCCTTTGATGGTCAAACATTTGAAGATAATGCAGATGCTTATGGTGCAGCCAACATGACTGCTGGAACTAAGTCTCATGAAAGAATTCAGCAGGCTATGATGGACTCTGGAATTGCAAAGATATTTGAGTCAGATGAAGGTCCAACAACAGAGTTTAAGATTATTAATAATGATCCACCAATCTTTGGCTATGGAGATGCCATGATTGATTGGGAAGGTGAAGAAATTGTTGGTGAAATTAAGACTATGCTCAATGAGGGCTTTGAGTATCGTAAAAAGACATTAAAGCCAAAGACTGGACACCTTATTCAACTATTAATCTACATGAAGATTCTTAAGAAGTCAAAGGGTGTATTAATCTACGAAAATAAAAATAATCATGAGTTATTAATTATTCCAGTAGAGGTGACAGACCACTATCGTCAATGGATTGATAATACTTTCCAGTGGATGAGAGATGTTAGAAAAACCTGGGTAGAGAGAAAACTTCCTACAAAGAACTATAGATCTAACTCAAAGATATGTAAGACATGCCCAATTCAAAAGGCTTGTGCTGATGCTGGCGAAGGTGTTGTTAAAATAGCATCTATGGAGCAACTGAGTGAAACTATGTAAGGTTTGTGATACTGGGTTTACGCCTAAAGTTACTTATCAGATTTACTGCAGCAAAAACTGCAGAGATATTGCAACAAAAGAAAAAATTGTAGAAAGATATAACTATAGCAAAAGGCAAAAGCGTAAGGGTAAAAAGAGGCTATGCCTTGGTGGATGTAATCAAGAACTTTCCATCTACAATGACTCTGGCTTTTGCTCAAACTGTAATGTTAGTAAAAAAGCAGTTGATAAAATGTTAAAAGAGTTAAAGGGGTTTATTGATTATGAGCAAGACTAAGTGGGGAGCAGAGGCACAGCCAAAAACCATTTGTGCTATTGATGCTAGTACTAATAGTCTTGCTTTTGCTTTGTTTGTTGATAATGACCTTAGCAGTATTGGAAAGATTCATTTTGATGGAAGCAACATTTATGAAAAAGTTATGGATGCTGGTAAAAAAGTAAAAGCATTTTTTGATATATATGGTGGGTTTGAAGCAATAGTTATTGAGCACACTGTATTCATGAATAGCCCTAAGACTGCTGCAGATCTTGCACTAGTACAAGGGGCTATTCTTGGCTCAGCAGGACAGTCAGGTACTAAAGTTATTGGTAGAGTTTCCCCAATTACTTGGCAAAACTTTATAGGTAATAAAAAAATATCTAAAGAAGAGCAATTACTTATTCGTGCACAAAACCCTGGCAAATCTGTATCTTGGTATAAGGCTTATGAAAGAATGCTTCGCAAAGAAAGAACTATTAATTTTATTAATATTAATTATGACAGAACAATTACAGACAACGATGTTGCAGATGCTTGCGGTATTGGTCATTGGGCTGTAAAAAATTGGGATAAAGCGATAGGGGAAAATAAGTAATGCCAGAGTTAAATGCAAACATACCACCAATTGAATGCTATGTGCGTGGTAACTTTTTAAGAGATCAAGAAGATAGTCATGACAAATATTTTCCATGCGTTATATTTGGTGTTTCAAGCATTAAGAGTAGAAGCCCACTGTTTCATTTTCTAATGGAAGATGGAGGAATTTGGTGGCGAATGCCAATCAATGCCTTTTGCACTAAGCCAGGAGTTCCAGAAGAGCCAATTCATAATCTTGTTTTGTGGAATTCTTTTAGCCCATACGTTTCTGTTACAAAGTTTGAGAACTTAAGCAATATGAGAATGTCATACATTGACAGAACAAAAACAAGCATTCCTGGAACATATTTATTTACTATTGACTGGCATAATCCAGAAACAAATATACTGGATGATGGATACTCTGAAAATCCAGGGCAGCATAAATGTGGACATGTAATTCAAAGAGATGATGGAAATTTTGCTATTCAGCCTAATAATCGGGTAAGGCTAAAGGAACCCTCATTTGTAACAAAAAATGATCTAGTTATACAAAGACTCATTAATACAAATAAGTGGGACGTAGAAAGTTATGACAAGTGGATGCTTGAAGACTCAAACGCCTACGACTATGAGGTTATTGACACAGAGGTTGACAAATAACGCCATGCCTGCTAAACTATATACATCAGAAGTCTATATGCGTAAGCGCTATCTTATGGATAAAAAGACTCCAGAAGAGATTGCAAAGGAGTGCGGAGCCAGTGTTGAGACTATCTACGTGTACCTTGCTAAATTTGGATTAAGGAAATCTAAAAGATGAATAAGATAAAAAAGATTATATTTATACTATCATTGGCTGCTGCAGCAGGACTAACATATACTATTGTTGCATTAAAAAATATTCCAGAGGCATTTGACTGGAACCTAGAGGAAGATGAAGATGAGAGTTATTAAGCACTTTGTAGATGTTGGAAGGGCACTTACACAAAGAATATTATGTAAGCACAATGAGTCTTCAATATCGTCTTGCCCGTTTACTGGTAGAACATACACAACATGTTTAAATTGTTTTAAGAGATTAAATGTAGAGGTGACTAAATGAGCGACAACCTTCATATTACAGTTGATCAAGTAAATCATCCACTACATTACACTTCAGATCCATCTGGAGTTGAGTGCATACAAATTACTCGTCATCGTAATTTTAATATTGGAAATGCCTTTAAATACCTTTGGAGAGCAGGACTTAAAGATGAAGCAAAGACAATTCAAGATTTAGAAAAGGCAATCTTCTATATCAAAGATGAGATAAATAGATTAGAGGGAAAATATGTCAACTGAGTCAGAATTAATTAATCATCTTGATGAAGTAAATCAAGTAGTTACTGAATACCTTAAGGGCAATGATCCAACTGTTATTTCTAAAGAGTTAGATATTCCCCGTACCCGTGTTGTTTCATTAATTAATGAGTGGAAGGTTATGGCATCTGCTAATGATGCTATCCGTGCTCGTGCTAAGGAAGCCCTGGTTGGTGCAGATACACACTATACAAAGTTAATCACAAAAGCATACGAAGTTATTGATGAGGCAAGTCTATCAACAAACCTTACAGCAAAAACTGCTGGTATTAAATTAGTATTAGATATTGAGTCAAGAAGAATTGATATGCTACAAAAAGCAGGACTTCTTGAGAATAAAGAACTTGCAGAAGAAATGATTGAGATTGAAAGAAAGCAAGAAGTGCTTGTAGGAATCTTAAGAGATATCGCCTCAGAGCATCCAGAGGTAAGAGATATTATTATGCAGCGCTTATCCGCTATTGCAAAAGAAGGAGAAGTGATTACTGTTGTCCACGATGTTCAATGATTTTCTTGAAGTATTAAAGGAGAATCACTTTGTTGAAACACCAGTTGACGTAAAGACATTTGTCCAGTCACCTGACTATCTTGGTCAACCACTTTTATCTGATATTCAATACGAAATTGTTGAGGCTATGAGCCAGATCTATCGTAAAGAAGATCTTATTGATATTATGGGGCCTGCAGAAGGTTTAAGTCATTTTAATAAATATACAAAGAACGAACTAATCCTTCAACTTGGCAAGGGTAGCGGTAAAGACTTTATCTCAACAGTAGCCTGTGCATATGTAGTATATAAACTTCTATGCCTTAAAGATCCAGCAATTTATTTTGGTAAGCCTGCAGGAGATGCTATTGATATTATTAACGTTGCTGTTAACGCTCAGCAGGCTAAGAACGTTTTCTTTAAAGGATTTAAGACTAAGATTGAAAGATCCCCATGGTTTGCAGGAAAGTTTAATGCAAAGGCAGACTCAATTGAGTTTGATAAGTCAATTACTGTCTACTCTGGACACTCAGAAAGAGAATCACATGAGGGTTTAAACCTTTTAATGGCAGTCCTTGATGAGATTTCTGGTTTTGCAACAGAGGTTGGAACTGGAAACGAACAAGGAAAGACTGCTGATAATATCTATAAGGCATTTCGTGGAACAGTAGATTCTCGTTTCCCTGACCTTGGCAAGGTAGTTTTGCTTTCTTTCCCACGATATCAAGGTGACTTTATTTCTCAACGATATGAGTCAGTGATTGCTGAAAAAGAAACCATTGAACGCAGACATACTTTTATTATGAACGAAGATTTGCCACATACAGATCCAGGAAACCAGTTTGAAATTTCATGGGATGAAGATACAATTCTTCAGTATAAAATTCCAAGGGTATTTGCATTCAAAAGACCTACATGGGAAGTAAATCCTACCCGTAAGATAGAAGACTTTAAGTTAGCATTTTTTACTGACCTTGGAGATGCAATGATGCGTTTTGCCTGCATGCCAACATACTCATCAGATGCTTTCTTTAAACAAATTGATAAGGTTGAAAAGTGCATGAGCACTAGAAACCCACTAGATTCATTTAGAAGGTTTGACGAAACGTTTGTGCCTGATCCAGATAAGACCTACTATATTCATGCTGACCTTGCACAAAAGCACGATAAGTGTGCGGTAGCAATTGCTCACGTAGATAAGTGGGTAAATATCCAGGTAATTAAAGACTATGAACAAGTAGCACCTATCGTAATAGTAGATGCTGTAGCCTGGTGGGAGCCAAGAGCAGAGGGACCAGTAAATCTGTCTGAGGTAAAGCAGTGGATTATTAATTTAAGAAGACAGGGGTTTAATATTGGCATGGTTTCATTTGACCGTTGGCAGTCATTTGATATTCAGAACGAACTACAGGCTGTTGGAATTAGAACTGAGACTGTATCTGTAGCAAAGAAACACTATGAAGATCTTGCTATGATGATTTATGAAGAGCGTGTTGCTATTCCAAGAATACCTATACTATTAGAGGAAATGTCAGAACTTAAAATTATGAAGGGTAATCGTGTAGATCACCCAAGAAAGAAGTCTAAGGACTTAGCAGATGCCGTGACGGGCGCTGTATTTGGTGCTATTTCTCATACACCAAAGAGTAATAATACTGAGATAGATGTCCATACTTGGTCCTCTTCAGCACGACTTGCAGAAAGAGAGCAGGGTATGGTAAAATTAGATAATCGAGAAATGCCTGACGACGTTAAGGACTTTCTTGACGGATTTAACTTAATTTAACATTCTGATCGTGGGATCAGATAAAACTAACAAGGAGAAAGAATGAATTCATTTAAGAAGATCGCTCTTGCCATGGTTGCAGCCATGACTTTGGGCACAATCGTAGCAACACCTGCAAGTGCTGCCGTAATGACAGTGGCTGTAACGCTAAACGGAACTGCAAATACAACAAATTCCGCTATTGCTACACCTGCTGCATTGCCAGTACCATCAGACAACAAGATTGATGCAACAGATGCACTTAGATTTGTTGCAACTGTTGACACAGGAACAGCAGTTACTGTATCAGCAACCAACGCAACAATCGTGTCTGCTCTACACTCAGATGCAGCACCAATTGGAGCATCGTCAGGATCATCATCTTTGACAATCGCAACAGGTACTGGAACAACTGCAACATTTTTTGTCTACACAAAGACAACAGCAATTGGTACAGTTACAGTTACTAACCAAGGAACTACTTTCACATACTATGTACAGGGTGAGCCTGGTAAGATTAATAACCTAACAGTATCAGCACCTGCAACTGGCGCTGCTGGCACAAAGCAGGATATTCTAGTTACAGCAACAGACGTATTTGGAAACAAGGTTTCTGGTAAGTCACTTACTGCAACAGTATTTGCTGCAACAGCAGTCATGGATACAGCAACAGCAACAACTGGTGCTACACTTTCAGACTTTGGAGTAGCAACATTTAAGGCAACACTTCCAGCAACTGGAAATCGTTCACTTATTATGTTTGCTCCAACAACTGCTGGCGATGCATCAACTGCTGACGTAGTTGGTCTAACTGCTCGCACACTAGCACCATTTGCAGAAATCGCAGTTCGTGATCTAGTATCAGAACTTGCTGCTGAGAAGGCTGCAAAGGATGCAGCGATTGCTGCTAAGGCTGTAGCAGATGCTGCAGTTGTAAAGGCTGCTGCAGATGCAGTTGCTGCTAAGGCTGCTTCAGATAAGGCACTTGCTGATGCAAAGGTTGCTGCAGATGCAGCACTTGCTGCAGCAGTTAAGGTAGAGACAGATAAGGCTGCTGCTGCTAAGGTAGCATCAGATGCTGCTCTTGCTGCTAAGGATGCACAGATTGCTAAGTTGACAGCAGATAATGCTGCAGCAATCAAGTCACTTAAGGATGCTTTCAACAAGTTGGCTCGCCAATGGAATGCAAAGAATCCAAAGGCTAAGGTTACTCTAGTTAAGTAATCAATACTTAAAAGTTTGGGAGTCAGGAAACTGGCTCCCTTTCTTTTTGTCTGCATGTCTAATTGAATAATTTGATATAATAGGCAAGAGGAGAGTCCACCACTTGAAAAAACTCTTGCGTATATTTACAGTTTCTACCCTTGCCTTTGCTTGGCTTCTAATAGCCCCTACAGAGGCTCATTCTGACGATCCTTTAACTGTTGCATCTCAAGAAATACAAGAACTTAACAGTAAAGTAAGCAATTTAGTTTATCAGGATGACTTTATAGATCTTATAGACATAGCAGAAAATAAGTTTGCCTATGCCACAAATGCGATGGAACTTAGAGATGATGCCTACGATGCCCATGAAGATGCGGTAGAAGCAGAAGCCACAGCCTTAGAAGAAAAGAACCTTGCTCAATCAAATGTAGATAGTCAAACAATCATAGTGGGCACAGCACTTCAAAATAAAAATAATGCCCTTACAGATAAAAATAATGCTCAAAATGCTCTTAACATAGCAAATATAAATGTTCAAACCACACAATCAAACCTTCAATCCGCTTCTGCACAAGGTCTTCAGTTTACTGTATATAACTTATTAAGAAACGGAAACGTAGCAGTTCCAGGCTCTGTTATATGCAATGGAATATGGAATTCAAACTCTATGAATCTCCCAGTTTGCGGTAGGTATGAAAACTTTATAGTTAAGTTTACTGGAAAAATAACTGTTCCATCATGGTTTACATCAACATATTTTGCTGGTGAAACAGATGATGGATTTAGAATGTATGTTGATGAACAACTTGCTGTTGATAACTGGGTAGAACAAGGTGTAGAGTGGAGTCTATATTCTCCAGTATACGATGTCAGCCAAGACAAAACACTTAATGTAGAAATCTGGTGGTACAACGGTGGAGGCCCAGGATCCTATCATCTTGGATGGGCAATTCCTGGTGGATGGACTGGTGCAGGATGTGACTATGCTGGAAATCCAAGAGTATGGGGACAAAATTTTAGTTGTAATCTTAATACATTTTCTTCTGGATCAGGACCAACTCAAGCACAGATAGACGCATATGATGATGCAATTGCAGCAAGGGCTACAGCACAAACAAATTATAATAATAAGTTGGCAGTATACAATGATAAGTCCACTATTTATACACAGGAAAATAATAAACTTACTACATATAATCAAACATTAACAACTAAGACTAATGCACATAATTCTGCAGTAACAAATACATCAAACAAGTTGACTGCAAAAAATAATGCTATAGCAACATACGATCAAGCAATTGCAGATATGAATTTTGCAATAGATGATGCATGGGAATATTATTATGAGCAGGCACAGAGAGAACTTAATGCTGCTATTGCTCAAGCAGCAGCCAATGCTGCAGCCAACCAGCCTACCCCAGAACCCACACCAGAACCTTCTCCAGAACCAACTGAAGAGCCAACTGAAGAACCAAGCCAAGAGCCTTCACCAGACCCAACTGATGAGCCAACAGGTGAACCAACACCTGACCCTACTCCAGAGCCATCTCCAGAGCCTACAGTAGACCCTACGGATGAGCCTACACCTGAGCCTACCCCAGAGGTCACACCAGATCCAGAACCAACTGAAGAGCCAGTTGTAGAGCCTACTGAAGAGCCTACTCCAGAGCCTTCACCAGAACCTGGACCAGATCCAGAAACTGAAGAGAACCCTTGGACTGAGCCAGATACAGAAATCACTGATGAGATTTTAGCAGCCCTCATTCCTGAAAAGGGAACTGGTACATCAGAAGATCTATCTGGAGTTATTGCTAATCTTACAAGTAAGGATAATAAGTTAGTTACTCTTTCCCCTGAACAGATTACAGCAGTAAGTCAAACACTCAAAGCATTGACACAAGAAGCAAAACAAGAGGTTGCAGAAGACCTTGGTATCAAGCCTTCAGAAGTTGCACAGATTGCTGAGCAGATGAAGTCTAACCCAGCACTTGCAGAAGCATTCGTTGAGTTCACAGACAGAGCAGAAACTGCAGGGGAGACACCAATGCCCTTTACATTAGCAGATGCAGTAACAGAAGTACAAACAGAAGCATTCTTAGCAGACCCACTTGGAGCAGTATTTGAAGTGGATGTTACAGAACTCCTATCTAATTTCTCTGAATTAGGTATGGATATGACAGACGATCAGAGAGAGAAGGCCCAAGAAGTCATTATTCCAGTAATCATTGTTTCACAGATTGCTAATGTAATGATTGGGATGAGGAGATAATATGAAAATCATCAAAAAAGTTGTGAAGGGATTCTTCACATGGCTGAAAGATGCTGGAGTTGAAGTAATAGCACAAGCCTTTACTCTCCTTGGCTTCTTTATTGCATGGTTAACACTAACAGGATCAGCAAGAGATATTGTTGGTATTGCAGTACTTGCAACCACAGTTATTTGGCTAATCACAATACCACTAAGAAAGGAAGATTAAAATGGCAAAAAAGAAAGATATAGACCTAACAGTAGTAGACCCATCTACAGGTGAAGAGGTTCTTGGATCATCAGCGGTAACAAATATTTGGAATATTTTCCTTAGAATTGTTGCTGTATTTGCTGCATCAGGACTATCAGTCATTGGTGCAGGTGCAGTTGTTGGTATTTCTACAGTAACAGCCGTCACAATGGCTGGATTGCTTGGAGTAGCGACAGTAATTGAAAGACTTGCTCGTGCATTTTTGGATGATGGCAAGTTGAGTGCTGCTGAAATTAATGCGGCATTTGCTAAAGTAGATAAGCAGTCATAATAGACCTTGCTTGACACCCCTCCTGGGCAATGGTATACTTAAATATACCAAAACTTGGGAGGGGTTTGTCATGACTTGTATTGTTGCTCTGCGCCATGAAGATAAAGTTTATATGGCTGGAGATCGTGGAGCATCAGATGATGGAGTTATTCTTTCACTAAATTCCCCAAAGGTTTGGAAGACAGGACCTTATTTAATTGGGTACGCAGGATCTATGGATGGCGAAAGAATGAAGCATAACTTTAAACCAACTGCACCCAATATTAAAGATACAGATAAGTTTATGCAAACAAGGTTTGTAAAAGAACTTCGTGAATTTTATAACGAGTTTTGGGTTGACACTTCTAAAGAAGGAGATCTTAGTCTAATAATTGGTATCCGTGGTGAAATCTATGAGCATAGTTCAGGAGATATGTCACTATCTAAATACTCATTGCCATATCTTGCTATTGGTTCTGGTTCAGAATATGCATACGGTGTTTTATATGCAACAGATAAACAAAAAAATGCTAGAAACAGAGTTAACCAAGCCGTTGCTTCAGCAATTAAATTTAATCCATCTTGCATGGGTCCAGTCGATGTGGTAAGCATTTAAGGAATTTTATGATTATAAATCAAGATGATGGATTATTTGTTCCAGAAAAAACTATTGCTATTTTTCCACTCACACCACATTCTGGACTAGAGCCTTTTGACATGAATTATAGTTCTTTTTTAAGACCATTAAACTCTGACCATAAAAGAGGATGGTTCACCAAAGACTTTTATAGGTGTTTACCGTTGTCAATAGGAAATATGCAGGGATTTGCTATAAGTGTTCCATATTCTTTTGATGTTGTTTGGAATGGTGGTAACTCTGTAGAAGACTTATCAATACAATCATATATGCACGATGATAAGTTTAAAAATAAAAATTATGTTACTTTATCATCAGAATTTGGTCATGGGATATTAACAATACATATCCCAATACAGTTAAAAACTCCTATAGGTGTAAATTTAATGACAATTGCTCCACCAAATTTTCCATTGCCTGGGATGAGCCCTATGACTGGAGTTGTTGAATCAGACAATATTAGATTTACATTTACATTTAATATAAAAATAGACATTCCAAATGTAAAAATTACAGTAGTAAAAGACTCTCCTATTATTGGCATAATCCCAATACCAAGATATTTTTGTGATTCTTTTGAATTAAAAAATGCAACCGATATTTTTCCAAAAGATATTATAGAAGATGAATTAAATACTGTTTTCGAACATGGCTCTTTAAGATATGAAAGTAATTTTAAAAATTTAGGTCCAGACAAACTATACTATACTGGAAAAGATGTGCGTGGAAATAAATTTAAAGATCATCAACTACCTAAAAATCAATAAAATGGGGTTGACTTATTTTTTGATAACTGTTATACTTTATATATGAACGAAGAATTTGAAGAGATTCTAAAAGATATACAAAGCGTGGAGTCAGATTTTAATGAGTTTGAGATTTGGCTTAAAAACGGAATTGAGCGGGGATGGGTAACTGAACCGTTCTGTAATACTCATGAGGGTGATCCCTATATGAATGAAGAAGAACAGCAAGAGTGGGAAGAGGGCGGAGACCCTTGCCAGGTAGTAATTAAAATCAAAGAAAACTAACAAGGAGAAAAATGAAAAAAATCGCAGTGGGAATTATTGCAGTACTTAGTTTAGTATTGCTACAACCAGTACAAGCACAACCAAATAAATCAATTGTTATTATTGATACAGCAATTGATTCATCTATTCCACAACTAAAGGCAAAACTTGTACAAGAGGTTTGTATTCTTGGAAGCATGGTTTGTCCAAATGGTCAACGATTCCAGGAAGGTCCTGGAGCAGCAACTCTTCCATCTTCAGTTGCACTAAATGGTGGATTTGAGCACGGAACAATTATGGCTCTAATTGCTAATCAAGTTAATCCAGATGCTGACATTATCTTTATTCGTATTGCAGGACTAACTAAGCGTGGAACAATGGATACATATAGTATTACTGAAGTAGAAAAGGCTCTTACATGGGTAGTTGCTAATAAGCAAAAGTATAATATTGTTTCGGTTTCTGCTTCACAGGGAACTAATTCTGGACTTAGAACTGGAACAAACTATTGCCCAATCAGAGCAACTCACGCTACACTTATTGGAAACATTGACAGATTGTCATCATTAGGTGTTGCTACATTTTTTGCTGCTGGAAATAATAGAGATTACTCAAGAATTCATTTCCCAGCATGTATTCCACAAGCAGTTGCAATCGGTGGAGCAACAGAAGATAATGCTATGGCTCCATACTCAAATGCTGCACCAGAGGTAGACTTCTATTCTCTTGGAGCATTTAATACTCAGATTGGTAGATCAGTTGGAACATCTGCTGCTACCGCTGCATTTTCTGCATACTGGGCTAAAAATTACAAGGGTACATATCAATCAACATATGATTATTTTGTATCAGTATCTAAGTCAGCAGTAGGAAGAACAACAACAACTAATAGGCTTGTAAGTCTTTTAGGTTAATTGGTTTTGGTCTGTAACTCAGTTGGTAGAGTGCCGAACTGTTAATTCGGAAGTCGCAGGATCGTAGCCTGCCAGACCAGCAAAAGCGAGTGTTGCATAATGGTAGTGCACCATCCTTCCAAGTTGGCTGTGCCAGTTCGATTCTGGTCACTCGCTCCAAGGCCCCATCGTCCATGGGTTAGGATACCAGGCTTTCATCTTGGTGAACAGGGTTCAAGTCCCTGTGGGGCTACAAAAGTTTGATATAATATATATGTACTTGCCAAATGGAAGTACATTAACTTATTCGCTTGAAAGGGGAATAAAATGGTAGTAACACATGCAATGGATCTATTCAATGATCCTTTTTTTATTGGCTTTAACAGAGAGTTAAGCCGTTTGAACACAGCACATAAAACAAATTCACAATCCTACCCTCCATATGATCTTCTTAAATTAGATGAAGATACATACAGAATTTCTATAGCCGTTGCTGGATTTTCTAAGGAAAATATTAATGTATCAGTAGACAATGGAACATTAATTATTAAGGGTGAGATTGTAGAAGTAACAGATGCTGAAGTTGTTCACAAGGGAATTGCTGGTCGTAAGTTTACACGATCATTTGCTCTTGGAGAATATATGGAAGTAACTGGTGCAGAAATGAAGGATGGTATGTTAAATATTAATGTAGATCGTATTATTCCTGAAGATAAAAAGCCAAAGACTATTGAAATCAAACTTGCTAAAAAGTAGTAAATAGGCTATAATTATATAAGAGACCTAGGTATGTCTTTAAACTGCCCCTTAATATTAGGAGATAAAAATGGCAGCAAAAGGAAGTTTAGAAGCAATCATTGAGGTTGCGAAGGCAGAACTAGGAACTATTGAAGGTCCTAAAGATAACGAAACAAAGTATGGTGCATGGATGAAGGTCAACTTCCAACCATGGTGCCAATCGTTCGTTTCATGGTGTGCATTCACTGCGGGGGTTGCAAAGTTTCCAAAGTCTGCATCAACAGTAGCAGCATCAGATCAGTTTAAGAAGGAGGGTCGTTGGGCAGATGCTCGTAATGACGATCCAACACCAGGAGACTGGATTTATTTTGATTTCCCAGAAGATGGCGTAAATCGTATTTCACATGTTGGTCTTTGCATTAAGAACAATGGTGATGGAACTATTCAAGTTATTGAAGGAAACACATCAGGAACTTCAAAGGGAGACCAGAGAAATGGTGGAATGTGTGTAGAGAAGACTCGTGGATATGTCAAGAATAACAAGCAGAAGTTGGTAAACGCTGTTGTTGGTTGGGGTCGTCCAGTCTATGCTGGTGAAGAAAATGTTCCACTGCTTTCAAAGGTTGGTTCATCTGATGTTCCAGTCAAGCAAGCCTCTGCACCATCTGCTACACCTGTCGCTCCTGCAAAGAAAGAGTTTAAGCAGTTTAAGATTGGTGCAAAAGGTTCATCTGTAAAAAAGATTCAAGAAGCGCTTAATCTAAAAGCAGATGGATCATTTGGTCCAGGAACTGAAAAGGCAGTTAAAGATTTTCAGGCTAAGGCTAAACTACCAGTAACTGGAGTTGTAGATATTAAAACATATAAGGCAATCTTGAAGTAATGCCAGTTTATGAATATAAATGTACTGGAACTTGTCAGGACATTATAGTTAAACAAAGATCAATTAAGGAAAGCGATCCAGGGTATGAGTGTGAAACTTGCACTCTACCACTGGAACGTGTATACTCTAATGTAACAGCAGTATTCAACGGTAGTGGATTCTATTCCACTGATAACAGAAAGTAGTAGTATAATGTTTACGATGATTAAAGATGAAGTAAAGCAGGAATGGCAACTATCACCTCATGATCGATGTGACAGATGCAGTGCAGAAGCGCTTGTAAAGGTTACTGGGCTAAGCGGAGAATTGCTATTTTGTGGTCATCACTACAATAAGGTTATGGATAATCCTGAAGGATATAAGAAGATGGTTTCTTTTGCAATAACAGTACTTGATGAAAGACATAAACTTATTGAGAATAAATCAAAGGGGGAAGACTACTAATGTATGAATATTATGTAAGAAAAGTAGAAGGCGTAGTAGATGGAGATACTATTGACGTTCTTATTGATTTAGGGTTTGATATTCTGTTTGCATCACGTGTGAGATTGGCTGGTATTGATACCCCTGAGTCTCGCACAAAAGACCTTAGAGAAAAGGCTCTTGGTCTTGAGTCAAAAGAGTACTTAAAGAAGGCTCTAAAGGATGCTAAGTCTGTTGTAATTAAGACTGAGAAGATGGATTCATCTGAGAAGTATGGTCGCATTTTAGGATGGATCTATGTCAATGATGATACAGTTTCTCTTAATGACATGATGATTAATGATGGTTATGCATGGGGATACCTTGGGGATACAAAGGTCAAAGATTTTGACGCATTGAAGAAGGCTAGAGCAAAGTCAGGTAAGTAATGGATGCAAAAAGTCAAGCACTTCTTGATCATTTAATTAATCAGGGTGCCATTCAAATATCAGATATTGATAGCAATGGAGAGATTGTTTATTCTATTACTGATAAACTGCAAGAGGTTCATCCAGAACTATATCTAGAACTTAGAGATGAGTTTGAATATAACATGTTTGAGATGATAGATCAGGGTCCAAAGATCATGAATTGGAGAATAAGAACTAAATGAAGTCAATTCTTTACTTTACTGCAGAGTGGTGTAATCCATGTAAAAAAACTAGGCCTATTGTTGAGCAGTTAAATACTGAGCAAATAATGGCAAAGTTTTTTATTATTGATGTAGACTCTGATATTGAAAGAACAAAAGACTTTGAGATTAGATCAGTTCCAACCTTTGTAGTTATAAAGGATAATAAAGAGATTCATCGTGTAACTGGAGCACAAACAAGGCAACAGTTAGAGGAGTTGATTAGATATGACCAACAATGAAGATGAATTAATTAAAAATCTAATACTTGAGGGTGCCCTAGAGGTTGCTGGAGTTGATAGTGAAAATGGTGAGTTGCTTTATACAATCACTCCAAAAATGCAAGAGTTTATGCCAGACATGTATGAGGACCATCTAACACAGGTAAATAAAGATATTCTAAATCTATGGGAAAAAGGTTACGTAAATATTAACTTTTTAGATGAAGAGCCTATGGTTACAATCTCTGAAAAAGGGCTGGATAAAAAAGAGGTTGCCAAACTATCTAAGCAAGAAATATGGGCATTTGAAGAAATAAAGAGACTGTTGATAAAGTAAACTCTGATATAATCAGTATATAAACTAGGAGGTTTGTTATGCCAGTAGGCGGAGGCGGAAAGCCAGCAGGAGGATATCGTGCTGGGGGTAAGGGAAGTTATGGATGTAGTGGTTTTCCAACTGTAAGTGCAGATGGAACTGTGCACGGATGTCACCCAACAAAGGCTAAAGCACAGGCACAGGCTCGTGCTATTTGGGCAAGCACTGCTAAGAAGTTTGTTTCTAATGTAGAAAAGTCTATGGTAACAGAGGGTGACTTTGTTATGTTTTCTGGAGAAGAAGAGATTCAAGTTGGACGTGTTGAGTATGTAATGACAAATCCAGGAATGCTTGGACTTGAAGGATCAGAGTATGCATTAGAATATGCCGAAGATGACAAGCCAATTATTGTAAGATTATATGAAGAAGAAGATGGCACTTGGGAAGAAACTGAAGAAGTTGTGTACCAAAGAATGTCTGAAGTTGTAAAGATTGATTCACTTTCTGTAGCAGTAGATCTAGTTGTTGAAATGGGTTCAAGTGGTTCTGGTATTCCAGAATACACTCCAGAAGTTGCTATGGCGATGTATGACTCATCAATTGGCAAGGCAAAGAAGCCAAACTATGCAGACATGTTAGATCGTCCTGGAGATTCAGAGCCATCAAATATGGAACTATACAACAGAATTAAGCAAGAAGCAAGATCAAAGTTTGATGTTTATCCATCTGCCGTTGCTAATGCTTGGATAGTTGCAGAGTACAAGCGCCGTGGTGGAACGTATAAGTCTAATAAGTCTATTTGGAATGGATCGTTTGATCCTAGAGGTTTGTAATGCCAAAGAAAAAAGCACAATCATTTAATGCAACACAAATCAAAGATGGAAAGATTGTACGTATGAATAAAAACGGTACAGTTAAATCTATTATTGGTCCATACGAAGTAAAGCATCCAAAGAAGGACAAGTAATGGCAGATACGTATACACCTAATGCTGGCATGAAGGCTGCAGCACGTCGTGCTTTAAAGTGGAAAGAAGATGGCAAGGCAACTGGTGCAGGAACTCCTGTAGGTTGGGGAAGAGCAACTGATATCGTAAATGGTGCATCAATGTCTCTTGATACAGTTAAGAGAATGTATTCATTTTTTTCTCGTCATGAAGTAGATAAAAAAGGCAAAGGTTTTTTTGATGGTCCTGAATTTCCATCTAATGGTCGCATAATGTGGGATGCATGGGGTGGAGACGCAGGGTTTGCATGGAGTCGTTCTATTGTTGAGCGTGAAAAGAATAAAACAGAAAAGGCGTGGCAAGGAAGCCCATTTAGTTTTAAGGGGTAATTATGGAGTATGTCCTAGTTATGGGCTTGACATTGATTGTCTTTTGCTCTATAATTATAGTAATAACTAAAAAAGAAAAGAAATCTTTTAATAAGATTGTATATAGGCAAAGCGATATGCACAATATACTAAAAGATTTTTTCTTTAAAGATATAGACAACGAAAAGGTTTTTACATCTCAATCCAAGATATGGAGAGAGAAGCAAACAACTAAGGTTGTAATATTAGATCAAAAAGCATATTGGATATCAAACAATATTTTTTATGTGGGTGAAGCAGTTGATGGAAAGGTAAAGCCAGAAACTGGACAGCCATTAGATACATCTAATATGTCAAAAAGAGAAATAGACAAAATGTTATTCATCCTGGATAACTTAAAGAATGGGAAACTAAATGATAGTGGCAGTGCAGGGAACTAATGAGTTTGATGACTATAACCTATTCCTTCGTGCTATAAGCGTTGCTTTGTCTGGAATGAAAGAAGAAGAAAAAGATTTTATAATTTATTCTGTAGGTCCAACAAGAGTAAACTCTTTTGTTTCAGAGTTTTCAAACCTATCAGAGCGAGGAATGAAAGCAAGGGGTCGTAAAATAAAGTTTTATAAGGTTCCAGAAAGTTGGCTATATGAAAACATGGAACAAGTAAACTATTTTGCGTTTCTTAGTAAGCCAAAAGAGTCAGTATCAAAACTAACAACTTTTGCAGAATCAAAAAATGTAGAAGTAGGAATATTCCGTTACTAATAGAAAGAAATATCATGATAATTAATTCATTAACACAGATGGAAAAGATTGTTTCAAAACATAAAGAACTGTCTTGGGTAGGCTGGGAAGTAGTAGAGCGTAAAAGATCAGACCTTGCAAGAACATCTCCAAGTGGTGTACGTGTCAATAATGTGTGGTACATACAAAAAACCTTTAACCTTAATCGTAATGGTTGGGATATTCCAAACAAATACGGTCAATAATGAAGCAGCATATATGGAAAGATAATGCAGCCTGCCTTGGGCTAGACACTAATATATTTTTTGATAAATATGAGGACAATATAGATTCAAGACATATTGTAGACGCAATGTGTCAAAGATGTCCAGTTTCAAAAACATGCTTTGCCGTAGGCGTTTCTGGCAAAGAGTATGGTGTTTGGGGTGGCGTATTTCTTGAACTTGGTAATATTTCTAGAGAGTTTAATAGGCATAAAACAAAGCAAGACTGGGCAAACACATGGCAGTCATTAACTATGGAATAGAGAAAAAATGAAAAAAATAAAAATAATTTCAATGGAAGAAAATTCTGATAATCTTTTTAATGTTTACCCAGCAGAAGACTTTATACCTGAATGGTATAGAACTAGTCCATCAAAGTTGCCAGGGTTTGATTCTGAACTTATGACTAACTCTCCAGGTTTTATAACTTCAACTTATAAAAAATGCACCCCATTTTTAGATGCTATGTCCTCTGGATATATAGTTGCATTATCTGCAGACATTGAAGTTTTATTAACTGATGATGGATCTCCACATATACAGTGGAGAACGACGAGAACAATTGTTACAGCACACACGGAAGAGCAATGGAGGGGGTTGCCATGTCCAGATGGGTATTTTCCGTTTGTATATAAATGGAGCAATCCCTTTACAATAAATGCTCCAGATGGATATTCACTATTATTTACAAAACCTCTGAATAGGTTTGATTTGCCATTTGAGTGCATATCTGGAATTGTTGATACAGATCTGTATAAAATTCCAGTTAATTTTCCATTTTTTATTAAAAAGGGATTCACTGGAATTATTAAAAAAGGAACGCCATTGGTACAAGTTATACCTATTAAAAGAGACGGTTGGCAAAGAGAATATTTTAATTATGATAAAAAATTTTATATTACAGAGTCAGAAAAATTTTTATCAACAATTAAAAGATCATATAAAAATAATTTTTGGAATAGAAAAAAGTACGAATAATGTATACAGATCAAATGCGTAGAGCCTTTCACTCTGTTATTCCTCCTAAAGGGTTTTCTATAGAGTTAATTGATAATGATCATTTTTTAACTATTAAGTTAAATGAATATAAGTTTGCAAAAATGATTCATGATGATAAGATACAAGCGCTTCAGTATGTATTAAACCTAAAAAGGGCATTAGAGATGGAAGGCGCAATCGTATTGGTTACAAGAGAGGCCATAAAGTGAACATCTTTGTTTCAGTTGCATCTTATCGTGATCCAGAACTAAAATGGACAATAAAGAGCGCAATTGATAACGCAACCAATCCAGATAACTTACATTTTGGTGTTGTGTATCAGGGTATTGAATCTGAACTTCCTGATTTATCATATGTAAAAAATTTGTCTATTATTAAGATGCATCCAAAAGAAGCAAGGGGTGCTGGTTTTGCAAGATCAAAGGCCATGGAACTATATTCTGGTCAAGAACTCTTCTTACAGATTGATTCTCATACAAGGTTTCAGGCTGGATGGGATCTCATTGCAATAGATCAATTAAGCAGAGCCAAGAATATATCTGGTCACAACAATGTCATACTTTCATACTTCCCCGCACCTTTTGATCCTGAAAGAAACGGTGGTATGCATTTAATCAGAAATAATCCAAAGATTAAGCCATACCCAACAAGACAAAAACTCCTGCTTAATAAAAGAAAACAATGGACAGCAGAAAGATTTGAGTTTGAAAGTAAATTAAAAGAAAATCCAGAGTTGTCTCAAACAATTCTTGGAGGCTTTATCTTTTCTGATGCATCAATTATAAAAGAAGTTCCATATGATCCAGAGATTAGTTTCTTTGGTGAAGAGGTTTGCTTTGCAATGAGAGCATGGACTAGAGGTTGGGATATATATTCTCCTTCAAAAAATATAGTTTATCATTTTTATTCTCGTGGTGGGTACGATAAGATATGGAAAGATAGAAATCTTAGAGGAATCTCTTGGAAAGAGATAGAAGAGATTTCATATAAAAAACAAAAAAGAGTTCTTTGCGGTGAAGAAGTAGGTGTTTTTGGTGCTGGAGATATTCGGTCTATTCAAGAATATGAAGAGTTTGTTGGAGTAAACTTTAAAGATTTTTACAGTTTGACAAACCTGTAATCAGTTGGTACAATTAAGAAATACAAAGGGGTAAGATGAAAGATATTATTATTATTGCTTTAGCAACACTTGCTAGTTGCTTTGCCATTTCCTATACTTTTCTTTTTATTAAAGTAATCAAACTAAAAAAGAGTTTATCAAAACTGTTTATTGAAAAAACATTATTACAAGAATACATAGATTCAACCAAATCAATAATAGATGAAAAGAATTTTGAAGACTCAGTACATAAAGAAAACTTTATTAAGTTTCTTTCTGATTCTCGTGACTGGGCATACAAGTATATTGAAGATGTTCAAGAAGGATTGCTAAAGTTTGTCAATGCTATAGAGCCAGAGATTTCATACTTTGATGAATATGGAGAGGTTGGATCGGCATATCCACACTACCATTCAATAAAAAAAATATCACAAGAATATAAAGAGTTAAAAAAACTATTGCCAGTAGAGGGTGAACAATGAAAGACATATTGCTTTCAGTATTAACAGGTTTTGGATGTGGCTTAGTATTTGCTGCATTCAAATTGCCAGTACCAGCACCACCAGTTTTTGCGGGAGTCGCAGGAATTATTGGTCTATGGGCTGGATATGCTATACTAATTAAGGTTCTATCCTAGGAGGAAAAATGAACACAGAACAACTAAAGGCAGTACTTGCATCATATGGACGATCAGTCCTTGCATCAGGTCTTGCACTATACATGGCAGGAGTAACAGATCCAAAGGATCTATGGACAGCACTTGTTGCTGCAGTTGCACCAGTAGCAATTAGAGCAATCAATCCTAATGACAAGGCGTTTGGCGTATTGCCAGATGCTAAGGAAGTAGAGAAGGCTCTTAAGTCTGCTAAAGCACCTGTTAAGAAGAAGGCTGCTGTTAAGAAGGCTGCTCCAAAGAAGTAACATTTACTTACAGAATTGCCAGTCTAGAAATAGGCTGGCTTTTTTGTTTTATAAATTAATTAAATCAATATACTTTTGTTTTAGTGAGTCTATTGAAAAGTTACTGTTACCAAGATCAAATGCTTTATTTTTTAAGTTGGGTATATCTAGATCATAATAATCATTAACTAACTTAGCAAGCATTTTAGCATCTCCATTATAAACATCAAGCATTGTTCTAGTTTGCAGTTGATCAATTTTTGTAGATTCAAATAGCCAGTAAGATGGCAGCACCTTATTGTTTGGAGATATGTCAGTCATGAAAACAGGCAGGGCACTGATTAGAGCCTCATTCATAGGAAGACATAGCCCAGCATACCTTCTAGGCAGAATCATAGCGTCAAACCCCTCATAGAGGCTCTGGTGGCTATCTGGGCTTGAGGCATCAATGGTTAATCTTGGGTCATTAGATTTTATGTCTAACTGGCTCTGGGTTTTTATTACTAATTCGTAATCACCACTAGAATAATTAAGCATTTCAATTAGTGTGTTAGTACCGTTTCTATCTTTGACTGCAGCCTTACCAGCAATGTGTAATAGTCTTTTGTGTGTTTTACTTTTATTTATTTCTCTTGCCTGAGAGAATAGATTAATGTCAGTTGGTGGCGGTAGATGGACAACACTTGTCTTATCTCCAAACTTATCAACAACATCTTCAAAATTCCATAGGCTAGGGGCAACAAGAACATCTGGCAATGTTTGGTTAGGGTTTGCTAAGTAATCTAAAAACTCATAGTTATATTGCAGAATTGTCTTTATTCCACGTTTTTTTGCAAGATCAACAAACTTTGGATTATAAAATAGTTCACAACTAATAACCACATCAATGTCCTTTAAAAATTCTACAATTTCATTTGTAGTAGGAAATCCCTTTATTGTGGTTTGACAATTGTATCCAGCATACCATTCAGGATGCTGTTTGTTTTGATTAAAAAACCTTGAGTTAATAAGCATAATCTTATCAGGATTAAGCATGTTTACTAATTCTCTTGTTTGATTTCCAAGACCAGTGTTATCTGATCTTGCAATAATTCCTAATCTCATGAGTCCATTTCTTTATACAGTTGCTTTAATCCATTAAGTGTCCCAATGTCCATGTATTTACCGCCAGGACTTACTGATCTAATATTAAGACTCATATCTATCCAGTCTTGTATTTGTTTCCCTGGATGATCTAGCAATGGATCAATATATCTAATAAGGTTTTTACGAAATAACATTGTTCCCCACATATCTGGGTAGTCACAGTCAGAAACTTTATCTCTAGATGATATAACTCTGCCATCAGATATTAATACTTGTCCAACCCTACCCTTAATATCTGGATCACAACTCCAGGTTCCAAGAACTAAGTCTCCAGTAGAATCAATCATTTCTTTATATATATTTGTTTTGCAGCCAAGTATATATGTGTCAGGCATTCCAACTAAAACGGTATCGTTATAATCTCCAACCATAAACTTAACGGCATCAGACATAGTTGAAGGTTCACGAACAACTAACTTTATATTCATATTCATGTTTTGAATAATAGGAACCCACTCAGCCCTTGTTGAAACTCTAACCTCATCACATACTTCTAGCATTTGATTAACATGCCACTGAAGTATAGACTCTTCTTCTGAAACTGGTAGACAAAACTTTGGGATACCGCCAATTCTAGATGCTTTACCAGATGCTGGTAGGATTCCTATTGTGGCCATTACTTTAAACCATACCTTTTCTTTAGGGTTGGTATATCGTTTACTGGCCAATAGTCTAAAGATTTTGTTGGATCATTGAATGGATACTTGTAGTGTCCCCAACCCTGTCTTGTTCTATTACCTCCCCATTTAGATCTAAAGTAATCATGAACACCATTAATATTTGTTTTTAGTCCATCTACTGTTGCACCGCCATCTTGTTGGCAAATAGCATCTACTTCATGATTACCATATTCTGCTATTTTTAATATTCTAGTTCTATGATCCCAGTCGCAGTCGTCAAAATTATATGGGTAAAAGTTTTCATCAAAATATCCAATATCTGAAACTAACTTTTTATTTATTGCACAAAGATGCCAACCGTGCTGTGTTCTAAACATCAAGCCTTTAAAGTCATTAAGCATATCAACAATGTGAGAGAAAGGCTTATTAAATAGCATTGAAGATGAAACAACAAAGGTCCACTCATGATTCTTTTTTAGTGCTATGTTCCATGCTCTTGATAAACCAATATTTTCTGATTGATATTCTACCTGAAAACCATACTGCTTTTCAAATATTTCACACTCTCTATTTCCACTGTTATCTATAAGTAAAACATTTTTATCTTTTATAGACTCCATGCACTTATATACACGCTCTGTTACTCTGTATACTGGTATGCAAATTATATAATCTGTCTTTAATAAATCCATGCCCAAACCATTCCTCCACGCTCCCAAGAACCCATAGTTCTGACATGGTGTGTCTCAGAAAGTTTTTGTGTCATTTCTCCAAGTCTATTGCCAGTGCGATGATCAAACTCCATTGTAATGTATTTGCATTTTTGTAAGTTTTCTTTTGACGCACCAAGAATTATCTCTGGTTCAGCACCTTCAACATCTATTTTTAAAACATCAACTTCATTTATATGATATAAAGCAAAAAAATTATCTAATGGCATAACCTCTACTTCTGAGCCTGATATACCATTATCAACTATGCTTGAGTCACCACCTTGGTCAGAAATTATTGCTGTACCCTTATAGTCGCTTATTGCATATGGACATACATATACTTGATTTTCTTTATCATTAAGTTTAATGTTATTTTTTAGTGCTTGTAAGTTATTGGGCTCAGGCTCAATGGCATAAACTGTTGCTCCATAATAGGATGCATATAAAGAAAATGCACCAATGTTTGCACCAATATCAATTACAACTCCACCACAATTAAATCTTGTATCTTTAACTTCGTAGACATCTTCTTCCCATATTTCTTTAATTACAATTTCATCTGTTGGATAGTTTTCTCTAATATCAAATACCACAGTACTTGTTTCTGGAACTGTATAGATCATAGATCCAACTCCTTAAGTATTTGTTGCCATCTATTCTTATATGTATAGTTAGACTTTACTAACTCGTGCCCTGCTTTTCTAATTTCTTCACGTTCTTCGTCATGCTCTATATAGTAGTCAATTAATTCTTTTAGTTGCTTAAAGTTACCATATTCATAAAACACTAAGTGTTTCTTGTCTTCAAACTCTCTTTCCATACCCTGAACATATGGGTGAATCATAAACCCACCACGACCTAAAGTTTCATAAACACGATCAGACCAATAGTCTGGGTAATCAAAGTTTATACAAAGAGTGTCACCAACAACAACCTTTGTAGACCAATAAAGTTTGTTAAGTTTTAATCCACGGATTGATGGTAATCCACCACTTCCATAATGCTTAAACTTGTTTCTATATGTATCTTCAAGCCAGTCAATAAGTTGTGTTCTATAGTTCCATTCTGGATGGTATTTTTTACTACCAACAAAAATAACATTGTTATTTAATTCTTCTTTTCTAAATAAACATTCTTTGTCATAAACTCCAGCAGGAACATAGTGACCAACTACGCTTGTCTTTGCATTAAACCATTCAGACATCTTCTTGTCTACTGTAAAGAAATGTCCAATATGTTTATATACTGGGTGAGTATCTAGATCTTTTTGTCTTTGTAATCCAAACCAAAGATCAAGGTGATAGGTCATTGTTGGGACGTTGTACTCTTTAAGTGTTAGTAAAACCTTGTCCATTTCAAACTTTCCAGGGGTTTTCCACCCATGCGTATGAATCCATATGAAAAGGTCTGAGTCAATAGATGATTTTAAGATGTCTTCGCTTTTTGCTTCTGTCTCTTGTAATCTTATTACTTTGTGACCCAAAGATTCCAGGGTATTGGCATGATGACTTTCACTAGTATAATCAACACGAAAGTTACCTAAGAAAACAATTTTAGACATAATACCCCTTTTAATATATTATAGCATCAGTCCGTGCTGACGCTTCCATGTTCTTGTAGAATGACAATTTGAACAGACAAGTTCACACTTCTCTATTTCTTTTAGTGCATGTTTAATTCCAAAATTTTGAACAATTAACGAAACTTTATTAATTTTATTTGATGATTCTAAATGGTCAAAATGCATAATGTAGTATGGATATGATACATTGCAATCTTTACATGGAGAAGATTCTTTTATTTTTCTAATAGTCTCACGTTTTAGGTTGCGACTTTTTTGAGACCTAATGTAAGATATTTCTTTATTTTTTTCATACCAAGCCTTTTGTGCTGCTTTTTGTTTTTCTGGATCCTTGTATGGCATGGTTCTATTATATCATAGTGAATTGAACCAAAGTCCCCAAGACAGGGATTGAACCTGCATGTATCCGTTAGCCTTTCAAGCGGGTAGAAACCGCAGGGCATACTTGGGGTTTGTACACCAGGTCAGACTTGAACTGACGATAGCCGAATTATGAGTTCGGTGCCTTAACCAACTTGGCTACTGGTGCAGATTTAAAAAATTCTATATTATTCATACTTCTTTTTAACCCACCAATTTGTTTTATACCAACCATTAATTATCTTAGAGGAGATATTGTCTCTATGAAGGTTTCCAATTTCAATTAAGCCAGTTGATTCTTCTGATTTCCATCTTGAATGTTCAAATGGTATAACTTGTGCTATTGGAGTTCCTTTTTCAATTACTCCACGAAAGCCCTCTTTTATATAAAATGGAAGTTCTCCTCCAGAATTTAAAACAAATCCGCCATCAACAATACCACTCAATGTTAAAAATGGTAGATCAAACCTATTTAGCGGATGTGTTAATATAAAACTACATCCAACTGGAACGGTAATTGCTGCAGGAAAATTCCATGAAAATTCTGTTTTGTTGTATCCACTGGGCTTTGGCATTGTTTGATTATACCCAGTACCCCTTCTCTTAATAACAGGTGCACCCTTGTGCATTGCAGCAAGGACTACCTCTCCATTCATGTCATAAGAAACTGCAACATCGTGTGGCAATGTTATTGCATATCCACTAGTAAAAGAATCTAGCATTGGTGTGCAACTTTTTACTGTCATTGCAATATTAAAGTGGTCTTTGTCAATAATCTCATTATTATGAAATGGCTTTAATTCTCTATACCATTTAGGTATTAAGTTTTTCATTTGAACTAAAACGTTTGGATGAGTATCTACTGAAGATTCATATTTAATGATATGTTTTTTTGATGACATAATTCTAGTATACACCAGCAAACTTCCTTTGTCAAACTATTAAAAGAGATAATAAACTATCTAATATGTAGCATATATAATTAAATAAATTAATCTTAATTATTTATATGATTTTGGGCTTCTTAAGTATCTTGCATAAGATGAAACAATTTTTGTTTTTAATTTTTCAGCATTAAGGTAAAACTCTTTTGGACCTTGTACCTCATGGCTAGAAACCCAGTTATCTCTTTTGAATGGAATGATTTGAAATATTGGGGTTCCCTTTTCAATAATACCTTCAAACCCTTTCTTAAAGATTACTGGTACATTAATGTCTGTATCAAGTTTATCTGTATCTACTATTCCAGGAATAGCCCTAAATGGAAGATTTTGATATCCAATTGGATGAATAAACAAAGAAGAGTATCCAGGAGGAGTTTTAATTCCCCACCCATGTAAATATTTAAATACTGTATCACCAAATCCTTCAGTTAATTCATAATCTGATACTTGGGTTGAAGACCACATTCCAAAAACAGGATAATCGCTAATCCATTTAACCTCTGTTCCATTAACTGGATCATACTTAACCTGAATGTCAGACCAAAGTGTAACAATATATCCAGAGGATATTGCATCAGCAGCAGAAAGACATCTTTTTACTGTAACTGAAGGCATAGGTGCTAACTCTAAACTTGTAAATGGGTGTCCGTAGTGTGGCATGTCTTTCCACCACTTTGGCAGTAGTTTAGATGCTGGAACTGGTTTTTCTCTTACCTGCCACACATGTTCATCCTGGGCACGAAAAACAATTTGCTGATCTTTATTTTTTTTATTAAAAAGTTTCATTTTTTCCCTTTTTGTATTATTTTTAAATTTTTATACATTAAATATATCTAACTTCATCTATAATTTTATTTTTTAGTGCAATTTTAATCATATTGTCTGAGTAACTTCCTGGCTCTGGCATTGCAGAAAAATAAACTACATAATACAAAGTGTTATAAGTTTTTATTAGTGCTCCATTAGCAATTGCTTTTTTTACGTTATCTGTTCTCTGTGCTCCTGGCCTTTTTCCTTCTCCAGTTTCTCCACCTTTAGCCTCAACATATTCAAACCTTGCATCAGAGTGTGCTCTAAAATCTACTTCACAACCAGCATCCGTAAAATGATAATTTCTATCAATACGACCAAACCCCCTACTAACCAAATCTGCATATACAAGTTCTTCAAAAGCATCTCCAGACTTTTTAGATTGTGATTGAAAGTTTTTCATATGTTTATTGTATCAGTTTACAGATGTATCTTATTTACTGGCTCTTTAGACCAGTGTATATAAGATTTAACATATACCGCAGCATAAGCAATTGCTGAAAATATAAATCCATATTGCTTAGTTATTACTGCATATGCTATCCAAAGGCATTCGTTAAATAGGAGTACGTGCCATCCCCAGATTGTCTTTCTCCCTACAAAAAATATTCCTGTTACACCAATTGCTGCTAATATCCAAGACCAGTACTGCATGTTAGTCCTGCTTTACTTTATATGTCATAACAAAATAACAAGCCATATATCCAGCAATAAATGCAGGTATCAAAAATAAAATATTAATCATCTTCTTCCTCAAATTCTCTCAGAGCATTGCTATTATCATTACAATAGTTGCAATCGCCATATTCCAGCCTATTTCCGCAATAATTACAAAACATTAGTACCCCCAACATATCTATTCTATCAGGTTTATCAAAAGTTTGCAAGTATGGTAGAATTATAAGATGTGTACATTTTGCAATGGAATTCTAACGCCTATTGTCTACACCAGAGTGGTAGACGATGTGCTACTTGGCATGCACAAGTCTGGACAGATAATCCTTGCTGGTGAGACAAATAGATATGCAGACCATCCTAGATCATATTGTAGATCATGTCAAGAACCAAGTACTATAGAAGTTCCTATTGATAATGCATTAGTATTAGATTAATCTTTATCTGGTATTTCATCAAACTTGCGATAGCCTTTTCTAACCAATACCTTTGCTATTTGAAATGTAGCAAGTAAGTATCCAAATAAACTTCCCCATAAAAGTAATAATATATTATCTATCATTGTCTATTCCGTCTCATTAGTCAATCCTATCTAAATCTTCAAGACTATTAATACCATAAAGATTAATCATTTCTTCAACAGTAAACTCTAGGTCAAACTCTGCTTCGTTCATTTTAACTCCTTCTCAATAGCCTGAATAGTTTGGCAAGGATATTCTTGTGTAAAACCATTGCCTGAACAATCACTGCACTGTTCTGCATATAATGGATTGTCTTCTCCATCATAGCCTCCACTCCATTGCATAACTGGTTTATGCAACTTCATTACTGCGTCTATTGCCTTCATTTGCTTTCTTATTAACTTATTCAAATCTTCTATTATGGCAATATAAGGCAATTCATCGTGTGTCATCTGTAATCCTTCTCAATAATCAGATACCAATGTATAAAAGTAATACTTAGCGATCTTTCTCTTGGGTAGAACTCAATCGCAAAACCCCAACTATCAGTAACACCACCCTTTATCCAGCCCTTTGTAAAGTATCTCATGCTCGTGCCGTTTTTTCAAGGTAGTGAATCACATCACAATCTATATCACAAAGATCTAAAGAGATAATGTCTGCCACAATATCCGATCTAATTGAATTCATTATTGCTCTGCTCATTTGCTCTTCAATATCTAATTCAAGGTTAACATACTTAACCCAAGGTTTGCGTAATGTGTATGGTCCTATTTTCATCAGTATCCTCCAAGGCATTCGTTGCGTGTATGAAATAATCTAATCTTTGTCATAATTTTGCGGGATGGAGCATAAAGATCATCCTTACAAGCACTACACCTATAAGACCATTCACCAGTAAAGAAGTCATGAACATAGCCTTTGGCATTAGCATACTTTTTTGCTACGAAGGTTTGAAATGGGTCAGGAATCTCTAGAGACTGGATCAAGTCTATCCCAATGTCCCATGATGTTACCAATAAATACTTGTCCAGTTTCTCTATCTACAAGAAAATACTTTTCTGGACATCTAGTCTTAACTGTAAGACCAATTGGCTCTTCTAATTCTTCAAACTTCTTTGATTGTCTCATTTTTATCCTTTTCCCATATCTTTTTACCATTTTTATAGACTGGCCAATATCCTAATGCTCTCCAGTCCATCTTTGTAATCTTAGGTTCTTTTGGCATATGCACACCAAATTCTACCATCTGTCATAGTTTGATGAAGATCCCAAAATAAAGGATCTTTATGTGACATTTCACATTTTACACATTCATTCTTATTCAAAATCTACCTGGCTTTCAAAAATACTAGACTCTCCTCTTGCAACCTTTGCAGCAGCAATACGCATACCAAGTGCATTTGTTACTCCTGTTTCAATTGGAATCAACTCAATAGCCTTGGCAATCTCTTCTCTCAATATCATATCATCTATGCTCATTTAACACCGTCCCAAGTTCCTATTTTTGTTGTAGGAATACTATTGTCTTCCCACAATTTTATCACATTTGGGTTATCATCTACTGCATGTGTTACATCCCAGAGTTTGGTAATCTTATCAAGCATATCTTTCTTCGCTTCATAGTCTGGTCGGTTATCATCGTCTGCTCTCATGAATAATCCGTGTGATCTAATGTTATTTTTTGCAAGCCACATAGATGTAAGGCCACGATACTTTTCTTTGCGAGATGTAACAATTAAAATAGAATGTCCATCGCTAACAGAATTATTAAGCATTTCTAGTACTTCAAAATTTGGCAGGGCATCAATAGAGGCAGAATGAAAAGCATCGTAATCTTTTTTCTCCCCACGAACAAAATGTAGGTACGGATCAACATTGGCAAGAGTACCGTCTACATCATATATATGTGCTGTTGGTTTCATATATCAAGTATACAGTTCGGCGCTAGGTATGTCAAGTTCGGCGCAAAATAGAGTAGAGAACCTTCCCTTGAGTCTAACGACTCACCCTTGGTTAGCAGACTTCAACTTGCTCAAATAATATTTATACTCTGAGACTAATCTAGATTTCTTACTTGAGTTACATTTCCTACAAAGAGGCTGAAGGTTTCCAATTGAATGGTTTCCTGACCTAGATATGGGAATAATGTGGTCCATCGTAATCTTTTCTGTGGCACCGCAGAAGGCACAGGGAGAGTTATAGAGACGCTTATATTCTTTATCTAATATCTTATAACTCTTGGCATCTTTGGCTATCTTACGCTTGATATGGGAGTTGGCTACATGAAGGGTATATCTTTCACGGTTTGCTTGATTCCAAGCCTTAGCAGTTGCTACACGCCTAGCACTATTTTCTTGACGATAGATAGCCTTCTTAGTCATATAGGCTTGGTCTTGTTTTTGTTGCACCCAACGCTCTTTATTTTTCTTTTGCCATTGCTTTTTATACTTCTCTGGATTAGCCTTTTGCCAAGCCTTAGAATACTCTTTGGCACATGGCTTACATTGTGACTGACCTTTATAAAAGTCTGTGACAAGGCAGGTCTTTTGACATTTTCTGCAAACCTTTGTATCCATATACCCATTTTAGCAATTTTGGCAGGGTATGTCAAGAATGCTCTTTACACACAGGCATAGGAATATCCTCTACTGGTACAAAGATATGTCTGGGTTTATGACAGATATAACATAGGCTCCAGGCAGGTATGGTTTTAGATTTAATGTCAAGGAAGTATTGCTTCTGTAAAGCCTTTTTCTCAGCCTTTGAGGTCATCTCTTACGGGTTTCGTAATATCTTCCATAGCAGGATGCACAGTATGTTCCAGCGGTAGTTACTTGAGTTGCATTGTTATTTCCACAGATAGAGCAAGTTAGTCCAGTCATAAAGCAATTATAGCCTATAATGGGCGGTATGGAACAAGCAATCCTCTATATCCTTTATAGCCCAGTACATAAGGCTATTAAGATAGGCATATCAGACATAAGCGGTAGAAGGTTTGCAAGCCATAGACAAAAGGGTTGGATCCTTATTAAGTATTGGCACTTTTTTGAGCGGGATAAGGCAAAGACAGTAGAATCCCTAGTACTACAAACACTTAATAAGAAACACAAACCTTTCCTAAGTAAAGAAGATATGCCACAAGGAGGCTATACAGAGACCTTTGATGCCTCACGCATATCCAGAAAGCAATTGATTCGTCTGGTGAATAAGACCATTAAAGAGGTTTAAATACCCTGGTTTTATAGCCTTTACTTAAGGTTTGTTAGCCTTTACTTAATAGTTATCCACAGGTTTTATGCTAGAAATGTCATAGTTATCCACAAGTTATCCACAATTAAATGTTACTGATATTTTTTAGATTTATCTTTTAGTGGAGGAAAGTGGAGGATAGTGGATAATGGAGCATTTTTAAGAGGGGCGTTCGTAATGTCGCAGAGCGCCAAACCTCCTACCATAAAACCTTCACATTGTCAAACCTTCATATTTGGATAGCGGATTATACTCCCAAACCTCTATATTGTCAAGTATATTTGCTACAAAAAACCTACAAAAATGTAGAAAAACCTCTATAAAAATATATAAAGGTTTGATAAATATTCTAAAATCCAGGGAAAAATATATGTCCTTCGTAATGTCTTTTATACTATGGGGTTTGGTATATCTTTTGATCCCCCGCTGCAGAATGTAAGATAGTCCTGGGAATCATTGCAGGGCGGGGGATAAATAAAGAGAGTTCGTAATACCCCTATAGTAATAACAAACCATACATTCTGGTTTTTGGATATAGAGGTTTGACAAATAAAGGTTTGTCTGGTATGGGGTTTGACATATAAGGTTTGATATGCTAGAATCCTGGGAAATTTATATACGCTTCGTAATCTTTTTTATTGGGATGAAAGGTTTGATCGAAATCCTGCGAATTTTTTTAGAGGGTTCGTAATAAGGTTTGTAGCAAATAAGGTTTGTCGAAAATCTCAGTCCTCAGAAGCAGCGATTTCCAAAACCTCATCCAGGGTCATGCCTTCAAGGATATCATCCTCAGTTAGTTTAATAGATTTAATGAACATCTCAAATGTGTCAGCAATGTATCTACGACCATCATCTGAAACTTCTACAATCAATCCCTGTGCAGTTAGATATGCCAGGGGCAATCCTAGATCGTTGTATTCTATAAAGGCTCTGAAGTCTTTCTCTTCTTTATAGTTTTCATACAACTCACCCAGGATTACACACTGTGTTACGAAATCTGTCACTTAACTTCCTGTGCCTTGAAAAAATCTAGAGGCGTGTCATACATAACTTCTGGGTCAAGGTCACGCATGTCGCATAGTGTACGCCACACAAACTCTAATTGTGACTTACCCATTTCTGTAGGCTCTGCCCAACCACCATTAACAAAAACAGCAAATGTCAAACCATCTTCAAGGTCAATCCAAAAGTCTGAAGGCAGATACTCTACTTGTTCCAAATCTAAAGCATCTAAGTTAATCTGTGTTAGAATACTTGCTATCTTGTTATAATCCATTTCTCCACCGTTCCATTTGTAGTTTAGGGTCTAGAATACCTTCTTTTTCATACTCTGCACTCTCAATTATAGCAATCAAACGAGTGTATGTCAAGTGTGGCAATACCCTAGCAAGCATAACGCCTGTCTGTTCTAGGTCTAGATTTAAGTCCTCAATAATAGGTTTAATTCTCATGGCTACACGTTCTTCTGGCGTGATACCTCTGCTAATTCTCAAAGCGTCCCCCTTCTATCCATTATACCAAAAAGTATAGGGGGAGGGCAACCCACCACAGATGCCCTCCACCCTTTAGTGAAGAGAGTGACCCTACTCCCCCACCAGCGCAGCCACAGGCAGATACGCCTGTACAAATGAGTCCCAGTTTACTTTAGCACTGGTACCTAATTCTTGTACTGTTTTATGTAATAGGTCTACAATGACAGTTCTATCTCCTAATTCGTAGTTAGGACCGTTAACGGCGTAAATTCCAAACCCTGTCTCCTCTAGCACGGAGTCTTGAATAAGATAACTAATCATCATACGTGTTGCATATGAGTCATCGCTCCACCTAGGCTTAGCGTGCTCTAGCGCCATTGCTAGGTCCCGCTGCCATTCTGTCTCACCCCAGTGACTGTATAGGACCACTGCAGGATGTGCATCTGAGTCTTTAAAAACAAAATTAATACGGGCTCCCATTATTCTTCTTCCTTCCAAGATACAATTGATAGTTGGTTTAATATTTCATTAACAAGGTCTGCTTCATTATCTGATTCAGCCTCATATCTAAATGTCATGTAATCACCTGTGGGTTCAAAGATGATTTCTACTTTATATTCGTTCATTGATTTATTCCTTCGCATTGTGGGTCGTGTTCTAATTCTTCATCAAGTATATCACCGCAGAAATCACAGGTCAAGTCTGGCTCTGAAACCATAATTTGAATAGTAGTATTATCAGGAACAGGCTGCTCACTAATAAAATAACCAATCCTATTAACAAAGCCCCAGCCGCTCCAGATATAGAGACCACCGTCGTCGCCTTGCCCATACATCCAGATACGGTTCTGTGGCTTAGTCTTAACATACTCTACCTCATCGCCATAGGTTTCAAACATCAAACCTTCAAAGGAGGCATTGTCATCATAGTTATTAACCATGAATCTAAATTTCTCATCTGCTTCTTCAAATGTCATTTCAATAAAGTTATCCATTGGCCTTGGTCCTATCTGCTATAGCAAATGCTAGTTGGTATGTTAGTTGGTATACATTAGCATATGCGTCAAGTACACCTTCTAAGTAATCTCTTGCAGGTCCGTCCTCAATACTAGAAAGACGGGTCTCTGTGTCATACATAAGGTTTTTAAGTTCTCCATGAAGGATGTCTGTTCCTGATTCACCTAAGTCAATCAGTTTTTGTAGTCGTGGGTCTAGTTGTGTATTCATCATTCCTTTATCATACCCTCTGCCACTGACAAAAGGTGGCGGGTAGCGTAAATCTGTCCCTCAATATCTACTACATGTAAAGACATAGGATTTTCTTCAAGGTCTTGCTCTAGACTAATTAAATGAATCTTCATATACTCAATAAACTGGTTCATTATCTGTCCTTTCGTAAAGAGGCTTCTCGCAGGGCAGGGTCAAAGATTTCGCAGTAGCAAACATGGCATAGCATAAACTCATCAGCCTCATCAACATTAAGTTTATTTTTACATACTGTGCAGTCGTAATCGGTAAAGGTGGCAAATCGGGTGTAAATTACATTGGTCATAATACTAATTATAGGGGTTCGTGTTGATTTTGACAAGCCCCTTGGGTGTGACCTTCGTCACAGGCTCCATGACTGGTCCTGCTCCTGGTCCCTGTGATAATAAGATAACTATTCCATATCCCCCGCAAATGCAGGCGGGATCAAGAACCTTATCAGCACAAGCAGTAATCTCTATAAGAGCATCACAATCAGTACATAGATAATCATACTTAGTCCACATGTTAGTCCTCTATGTATTCTACTAGGATTTGGTCTCTTACCCCATCATATTTAACAAGGCTATCAATGTCCTCAGCAAATCGGGTAACTAGATAATCAACCTTATCATTATCACTCATATCTTCAGGACCATAGAGTTCAAACCCTATATCATTAGACATGGCATCATCTAGATCTATAATCTGCTCAATAGCAATTCTAACTTTCATTAGTCAAAGTACCCTTCTGCCCATAGTCCCTTTAAGAATTCATCTGCTTTATCTAAACCAGCATGGATTCTAAGTTGTGTGCTTGGTACTGATTTCTTAGATAGGACAACAGCCCTAATCATTTCATCCAGGTCATCTACTGTATAGCCTAACATTATTCTCCCCAATATTCTACTATAAGGTTTAATGCACTACAGATACGGCAATCACAAGGGTCTCCCCCCATGTTTTCCATAAATTCAATGTGAGAGAAATTATCCTCACAGATTTGTTCAACAAGGTCTTTTACTGTGTAAGGTTTGAAAGTGGTGGTCATATATTAATTGTAGCCGAAATCCTAGAAAAATGCAAATCCTTACGTAATCGTAAAGAGTGATAAAAATCACATTGTCGAAAAATTTCTTGCGATCCGTACGGGACTTGAACCCGTGACCTCCACC